ATTCTCTTATTTGGAACTGTAGTACAGGTGGTGGTAATATTTAATAAAAAGAAAAAATGGCTTTACAAAAAGTAGATTTAAAACTATATGTATATTCTGGAACTTCGGGAAGTTTTTCAAATGGAGACTTAAAGTACGAAATAAGCAAAGATAGAATATCATCACAAAGTAACATTGTGTTAGAGGTTGGTCAGCTTGTCAAGGATTATCTAGTAACATCTTTTGATAATGACTATTTATGTAATACTGTTTGGGTTTCTGCGGTTGTAGATTATTATAATTCTATAACTGAAGCAATCTATGAATCAAATGGAACGCAAACCTTTACTTACTTAGCTTTTGATGGATATGGAGACTTTCAGGAAGAAATAAACCCAGCATTAAGTACCGACCTTTTGCAAACCAGTATTAATATGTATTTGCCTGAAGGAACAGCGGGTAAGCTACCAATATTTGCAGAGGGTGTTGGTAAGGTTATTATTAATGCGGTTACCACGCAAATAACAGACAATGGAAACTCTAACCAAAAGATTCAATATCTAACAATACCAGCAGATTCTAGTTCTGTTGAGATATACGCAATAGATGATAGTACACTTTTAAAGACTGTAACGGTTAATAATGTATGCGAGCCTAAGTTTACACCACATAAAGTAACGTTCGTAAACAAATTAGGTACATATCAGGATATATATTTCTTTAAAAAGACTACCGAAAGTTTCAACGTGAAAGATGAGACGTACAAAAGGAACACAATAGACACTAATACCCTTACCTACGGAACTAACGAAGGGCAAAAGCAAAGATATAATGTAAACGGTTCTACTAAAATTACTTTAAATACTGGTTATGTAAAGGAGGATTTCAATAGTGCTTTAGAAGAACTATTCTTATCGGAGAACGCTTGGATTAGATGGGAAGGTAAAACACTACCCGTTATTATTTCGAGTAAAGATATGACCCTTAAAAACGTTTTAAACGATAAGTTGATTGATTACACAGTAGGATTTGAGTTTGCATTTAACAAAATAAACAATGTGCGTTAATGATTTCATTACAACTATATATAGAAGGGCAACAAGTAGAGTTACACGATAATGAAAGTGTAGTACTTAAACAAAGTATTAAGGATGTACAAGACTTGGAAAAGGTCTTTACTGATTATACACGTACTTTTAACGTTCCTGCTTCTACGGTCAATAACAAGATATTTAAACACTTCTATAATTTTAATATAAAGGGGTTCGATGCAAGAAGCAAAAAACCAGCCACATTAGAATTAAACTATACTCCTTTTAAAATTGGAAACATAAAGTTGGAAGGTGTCCAAATGCAAGACAATAAGCCTGTAAATTATAGACTTACCTTCTTTGGAAATATGACCTCATTAAAAGACACATTCAAGGATGATGATTTAAGTTCATTAGAAACGCTTGCAAATGTAGCTTTTTCATATACACCTGCCGAAGTATCTACATTATTACAACAGGGAAAAGATATATTTATAGGAACTGAAACGGTTTCAAGGGGATTGGTTGCTCCATTGATAACCCATACCGACAGACTATATTACGATTCATCTCAGGACACTGCAGGCACTTTTAATTTAGCAGTGGGTGCTGAATCAAAGGGTTTGGTTTATGACCAATTAAAACCTGCTATAAGTATCTACGCATTAATACGAGCGATTGAAGGAAAATACCATATTGAGTTTAGTGATGACTTTATAAATAACAGTAACGATAAACTGACTAAGCTATATATTTGGCTGCATAGAAAAAAGGGCAGTCTTTTAGCGGATGATTATATTAATAGAAAATCAGCTACAAATTGGGGGAATATTGTATCTGGTATTAATGGCGGAAGGTTTAGCTATTACGGTTTTATCAATCAAACTGTTGACGAAGGAATTAATAGATTTATTGAAATTTCAGTTTCAACGGCTTCAAGTGTTGAATACGAAGTTGTAGTGCAAGATGGACAGGAGGTAGTACATAGTTCTGAACACGTAGGAAGTTCAACACCTATATCTTTTAACGATAACTACGAATTGTTTTCCCAACCGTTTGGAACTTCAAACCAGTTAAAGGTTTTTATAATAACATCCGATACAGCTGTTTTTGACATTGATTTTATTGTTAGAGATGTAGCAAGTAATAGAAGCGGAACGTCTTCTGCAACGGCACAAATAACTACAAACAATATTTACTGGTTTTCTTTATTAAACGAAATGCCTGAAATTAAAGTAATGGACTTTCTTACAGGGATTTTTAAAATGTTTAATCTCACTTCTTTTTACGAAGGAGACGTTATAAAGGTTTTACCATTAGATGACTTTTACGCAAGTAGTACAAATACTTTTGATATTACAAAATACTTAGACAAGGGGACATCGGAAGTAAATTCAGTTTTACCGTTTAACTTAATAAATTTTAAATATCAAGAACCGAAAACATTACTAGCCTACAATCATAAGTTCAGCTTCGAAAATACTTGGGGCGGTTTAGCTTATGAGAACCCTGGTATATCTAAAGGCAGCACGTACACCGTACAACTTCCTTTTGAAAATCTAAAGTTTGAGCGAATTAAAAACAGTGGACAGGTAAACACTTCAATACAATGGGGATATTCGGTAGATGCAAAATCCGCTCCATATATAGGAAAGCCCTTTATTTTTTATACAAATAAAATACAGAACGGAAATCCTATTTCGTTTTTAGAAACGGCTGGAGGTTCGGTTACATCAATACCACAATACTACGTTCCATCAAATTCGGTAGACGTTGAACAAGATTCCGAAACTATAAACTTTGGTTCTGAAAAAAGTGAGTGGACTGCAACCAATTTTGATAAGTCTTTATACAAAACGCATTACGATACTTACATTAAAGGTGCTTTTAGTCAATCAAGAAGGTTAAGTAAGTTTAGGGCTTACGTTCCTATGTCTGTAATTTCTAATTTAGGTCTTGAGGATAAGATAATAGTGTTTGATAATCTATATAAAATAAACTCAGTAACAACCAATTTTCAAAACGGACTATCCTCTTTTGAGTTGATAAACGAAACCTTAGACTTTACGGCTACGGCAAATGATAACATAAGAGATGAAGCAGAAACGATTGACAATTCTACGGTAACAGTAGACACTACATTAGTAACCGCTGATAATGGTATAAGAACTATATAAAAATGATAGAAAATATTTTACAAATGCTAGAGATAGCAAAAAGGGAAAAGCAAATTAGGGAATTAACTCACATCGCATTAGGTAAAAACAAACTACCCGAAACATTCAAAGAAGGATATAAAATTTTAAAACTAGAACTATGTCAACTGTAAAAACCATTGAAATAGAAGTAAATGCTGGCAAAGCCGAAAAAGACTTAAAAGGTCTGGATAAGGGTTTGCAGAAGGTGGATAAAAGCGTTGAAGATATTGGTGATACTTCAAAAGAAACTCAAAAAGAAATGGGTGCTTTTGGTACTGCAATAGATAAAGTTACAGGCGGTGGTTATACTGGTTTTATGAAAATGACCAAAGCTATTAGAACTGGAAACGTAAGTTTAAAAGCTATGAAGGTTGCTTTTATTGCAACTGGGATAGGTGCGTTTGTTGTAGCCGTTGGGGCGTTAGCCGCTAACTTTGGCAATAGCGAAGAAGGTGCTAACAAACTTAATAAAGTGCTTTCTCAAATAGGAGTAGTTGCTGGTAATGTAACCGATATACTTTATAGTTTAAGCCAAAGCGTATTTTCTCTTTTAAGTGGAAATCTTGATGATGCAGCCAAATCATTTGAAGAGGCTACCAATAGAATGAAAAACTTTGGTGAAGAAACCAAAAAAGAAATAGCATTACAAGGGGAGTTAGCAGATAAACAAGCGGAGCTGACTAAGATTGAAAGACAATTAACGGTAGATAGAGCCGAAGCAAATAAACAAAGAGCCGAATTATTAGATAAAGCAGCAAATAAAGAAAAATTTACAGCCAGTCAAAGAATAGCTTTCTTAAAAGAAGCCGCAGCAATAGACGAAGAAATAACAAATAAAGAAATTTCAGCCGCTAAAATTAGACTTGAAATAAAACAACAAGAAAATACTTTAAGTGAAAGTTCAGCCGAAGACCTTGCAGCTGAAGCAACATTAAAAGCAGAGTTAATTAACCTAGATACCGCTAGATTAATGAAAGCTAAAACAGTTACGGCTCAAATTGTAGGTGCTATAAGAGAAGAACAGGCGGCGCACAAGGCTTTAGTGGACCAAAGACAAGCAGAAATTGATGGTTTCCAAACTCAAAGAGATACATTAGATAAAATACTAATCAAAAGTGTAGGCAAACAAGAAGAAGCTACAATAAAAACGGGGGATATAACTTCGGATTTAAAGAAAAGGGCTGCAAAAGATGAGATAAAAATAGACAAACTTACATCTGACCAAAAATTATCAGTTGCTTCAGATACATTAGGTAACCTTGCAGGGCTTTTAGGAGAGAGTAGTGCAGCAGGTAAGGCGGCAGCAATAGCACAAACAACCATTGAAACGTATAAAGGAGCACAATCTGCGTTTAGTTCGTTAGCTGGTATTCCAATAGTAGGACCTGTTTTAGGGGGTATAGCGGCAGCGGCAGCAATTTCTTCGGGTATTGCAACTGTTAAACAAATAACGTCTGTCAAAACGCCTGGAGGTAAAGGAGGTGGCGGTTCTAGTATTTCCGCACCAAGAAGAGCAACAAGTCCATCAGCACCGCCTGTGTTTAATGTGGTAGGAGCGAGCGAAACAAATCAATTGGCACAATCCATAGGGCAAGACGAGAAACAGCCTGTAAAAGCCTACGTAGTGAGTAATGAGGTGAGCGATGCACAAGCATTAGATAGAAATATTGTAGAAAGTGCTTCAATAGGATAACAAAAACACTAAAAAGATATTGTATTAATATGGACATAATAGAATTATTTATAGACGAAGAGGATGAGGTTTCTGGAATAGAAGCTGTATCAATAGTAGAATCCCCTGCAATTGAAAGCGACTTTATTGCATTGAAAAACCAAGAGTTTAAGTTTGCAGAAGTGAACAAAGAGAAGCGTATTCTAATGGGTGCGGCTTTAATTCCTAATAAACCTATATATCGTAAGAACGATGAGAACGAATATTACATATACTTTTCAAAGGATACGGTACGCAAGGCATCTGAACTATTCTTTATACGTGGCAATCAAAACAACTCAACACTAGAACACCAAATGCCTTTAACAGGATTGACTGCGGTTGAAAGTTGGATTGTAGAAGACGAGAAAGATAAAACAAGATTCTATGATTTAGATGTACCAATCGGAACTTGGATGCTTTCAATGAAAGTACAAAACGATGACGTATGGAACGATTATGTTAAAAGCGGAAAAGTAAAAGGATTTAGTATTGAAGGATACTTTGCAGATAAATTAGAGAGACCTAACGAACCTGTAAAACAATCAGCTGAATTAGAGGCGGAACAATTACTATCAAAATTAAAAGACCTTTTTAAAGATGAGTAGAATACCTAGTCCACAAAACGATAAACGTGCTTGCTTATGCAAGGATAATAAATATTCTCGTAAGTGTTGCGATGGAAGTCTACGCTCACAAGGTATTGGAAATATAACTAAAAGCAGTTATTTAATTCTTTTGGAAAGTGGCGGTAGAATGTTACAAGAAAATAATAGTAAAATAATTTTATAATGTCAGATAAAAAAATATCACAATTAACGTTGGTTAGTGCTTCTAATATTACAGGAGCAGAGGATTTGCCAATAGTACAAGGCGGAACTACTAAGAAAACAACCTTACAAAACGTACAGCATTACGTTGTAAATCATTTAGAGCCTACTACATTAACTGTAAGTTTAGGTCAAACGGTAGACTTAGATGCTTCTACTTATGATGAGTCTGAACTGATTCTATTGAGCTGGAGTGGTGGAAATGGTACTATGGTTTTAACGCTTCCAGATGCAACCGCTGCCAAAAATATAGATAGAGTAAAAAGATTTATTACAGATTCTACATTTGCAAACGCCACAAAGGCAAGAATTACTCCTTTCGGTTCTCAAAATCTAGATGGTGCAAATGCTTACTACGAAATAAACAAGGCTTACGAGGGGATTCAGGTTTGGTCTAATGGTGTTGAATGGTTTATTATCCAAAAGAAAGCATAAAAACGTAACAAACGAATATTAATTTTATTGTATAAATATGAAAGCAACAGATATGTTAAACAAAATCAAAGAAACACTTGGGGTAGAATTATCCGAAGAAGTTAAATTAGCACAGGCTGCATTAGAGAACGGAACTATCATTGAAGCAGAAGAGTTTGCCGAAGGTAAAGAAGTTTTTATTGTAACCGAAGACGAGCGGGTAGCACTTCCAATCGGAAGCTACAAACTTGAGGATGGTCAGGAATTGATTATCGAAGAGGAAGGAATCATTAAATCTATTGGCGAAGCCGTTGAGGAAGCACCAGAAGAAGCACCTGCAGAGGAAGAAGTAGAAGCAGCGGAAGAGGAAAAAGAAGAAATGTCCTACGCAACTAAAGAAGACCTTGCAGAGGTTAAGTCTATGATTGACGAGATTAAAGCAATGATTGAAAAGAAAGACGAATTATCAGTTGAAGAGACTGTTGAAAATATTGTCGAAGAAGTTAAGGAAGAACTTTCAAGTGTTGAAAAAGTAAACCATAACCCTGAAGCAAATGCGGATAAGGCGTTAAACCTTTATTCTCAAAAAGGAGGAACTACCACGATGGATAGAGTTCTCCAAAGAATTAATAAATTTAAAAACTAAAACAAAATGGCTACAACTACTAGCATTACAACTACCTACGCTGGGGAATTTGCAGGACAGTACATTTCTGCTGCACTTTTAAGCGGTTCAACTTTGGACAATGGATTAATTTCTATTAAGCCAAACATCAAATTTAAAGAAGTAATTAAGAAAGTATCTACTGACGGTCTTGTAAAAGACGCAGGATGTGATTTTGACCCTACTTCTACTTTGACTCTAACTGAAAGAATTTTAGAGCCAACTTCACAACAAGTAAACTTACAGTTATGTAAGAAAGATTTCCAATCAGATTGGGATGCAGTATCAATGGGAATTTCTGCCTTTGATTCACTTCCTCCTTCATTTGCAGATTTCTTAATCGGACACGTTGCTGCTAAAGTTGCACAAAGAACAGAACAATCTATCTGGGATGGAGCAGCTGCAACAAACGGAGACTTCGCAGGATTTAAAGAATTAATGTTAGCTGATGCAGATGTAACTGACGTAGGTGCAGGAGCAGCTGTAACGGCAGCAAATGTTATTGAGAAATTAGGTTTAGTTGTTGATTCTATCAACTCTACAATCTATACATCAGAAGACCTTTTCATTTATGTTTCTCAAAACGTAGCACGTGCTTACGTAAGAGCATTAGGAGGATTCCAAGCGACAATTGGCGCGGCTGGTCTTGACAACCAAGGTACACAATGGTACAACGGTGGCGGTCTTACTTTCGATGGAGTAAAAATCGCAGTAGCAAACGGATTGGCTGACAACACAATGGTAGCAGCTGAAAAAAGCAACTTATTCTTTGGAACAGGTCTTTTATCTGACAACCAAGAAGTAAAAGTTATTGATATGGCTGACATTGATGGAAGTCAAAATGTGCGTGTAGTAATGAGATTTACTGCAGGAGTACAGTACGGGATTGGAAGCGACATCGTTCTCTATTCTTAATAACTAGATTTAATTAATCAAAGAGGGTAGGTGGGATAACTGCCTACCCTTTTTTAATACAAAACAATATGGCTTGTGATTTAACAAAAGGTAGATTAGAACCTTGCAAAGACGTAGTAGGTGGCTTAAAAGCCGTTTACTTTACTGACTTCGGGGATTTAGGTACTGTAACAAAAGTAGACGATGAAATTACCGACTTATCTGGTACGTTCGTAGCATACAAATATGATTTAAAAGGTGGGTCAAGCTTCGAGCAGGCTATTACATCTTCACGTGAAAACGGAACAACTTACTTTGAGCAAACTTTAAACTTAACCCTAAAGAAACTATCAAAAGAAGATAACAAGGAAATTAAACTTCTTGCTTATGGACGTCCTCACGTAGCAGTAGAAGACTATAATGGAAATGTTTTCATAATGGGCTTAGAACACGGTGCAGAGGTAACAGGTGGAACTATCGTAACTGGTGCTTCAATGGCAGATTTAAGCGGTTATACACTTACTCTTGTTGGGCAAGAGGTACAACCAGCAAACTTTATAGCTGGTCCTATCGCTAATAACCCATACGCAGGTATGAGTTCTGCAATAGTAACTATTACAGTTGGTACAAATTCATAGTAATAATTACTAGATATTAAAGGGGGCAATTAGCCCCTTTTTTTATGCCTTGTATTTAACAAAAAGAGACTTATTTTATTGTATATATATGACAATATTACAAAGTACAACAGATAGCCAAACCCTTAACTTTATTCCAAGGGAATACACCTCTGGAACTACATACACTATATCGATAAAAGACGAAACAACCAACA